AAGAAAACTGGTGAGTGGGTGACTCCTAAAAAAGGTTTCACTATCCTTGCTACTGCAAACACTAAAGGACAAGGTTCCGAAGATGGAAAGTTCATTGGAACTCAAATCATGAACGAAGCCATGTTGGAAAGGTTTGCAATCACAATGCAACAAGAATATCCTCCAGTGAAAACTGAGAGAAGTATTCTTTCTAAAGAAATGGAATTGACTGGTGAAGTTGACCAAGACTTTTGTGAGAAACTTGTTGACTGGGCTGATGTAATCAGAAAAACTTTCTACGAAGGTGGGATTGACGATGTCGTGACCACTAGAAGGTTGGTTCACATTGTGAATGCATACAGAATGTTCGGTGACAAACTCAAGTCAATCGAAATGTGCATTTCAAGGTTTGACGAAGAGACAAGGAATTCTATCCTTGACCTCTACACCAAGGTTGACGAAGGTGTCAACCTAAACGGTGAGGAAGAGACTGTTGAAGAAACTTCCGAAAACCCTGTTGACGAAACAGACTACTAATAGTAAAATAGTAGATATGTCAGAAATCAACTACAAATACAACGAGAAGGGACTCCTAGAGGAGTTCTCTTCTTATGTAGACAAAACATATGATTTACACTATTCAAAAGATAAGTTTCAGGCAACTGAATTTATTATGGACGGTGGACACGGAGAGGGATTCTGTATTGGTAATATCTTAAAGTATGCTCAAAGATACGGTAAGAAGGACGGATACAATCGTGCAGACTTATTTAAAGTCATTCACTATGGATTCCTTGCTTTATATAATCACGACACGCATATAAAGGAGGCTGAAAGTGATGAAAATTAGTAATGATACGAGGAATATCTTAAAGAATTTCTCAACTATAAACTCGGGTATCCGAGTGAAAACTGGAAACAAGGTTGAAACCATTTCCAATATGAAAAACATTCTTGCAGTGGCTACGGTAGACGAATCGTTCCCTCAAGATTTTAGTATATACAACTTGCCTGAGTTCTTGGGTGCAACTTCTCTTATGAGTGACCCCGAGTTTACATTCGGAGATGCAAGTTTGACTGTTGCAGATGATAACTCAAGTCTTGCATACTTCTATGCAAGTGAAGGTATGGTGACTGCACCCGATAAAATGATTACAATGCCTGAGGCAGAAATCAATATCGAAATCAGTTCAACTCTTCTTTCTGAATTACAGAAAGCTGCAAGTGTTCTTGGAGTGAATGACTTAGTTCTATCCAGTGACGGTAATACAATTAAACTAGAAGTGACAGATAAAAAGAATCCAACTTCAAATACATTCTCAAGAATCGTAGGTGAAGGAAATGGGTCTACTTATACTATGAACTTCAAAATTGAAAACTTGAAAGTCCTTGATGGGAACTATCGAGTTGCAGTATCCTCTAAAGGTATCTCAAACTTTGTGAATACAGATATCGAATTAGAGTATTTTATTGCATTGGAGCCTGATTCTAATTACAATGCTTAACCTATATACAAGTGTGAGTATTGTGCCAGTCTCTGCAATGCACACGGGAGTTATTCAATCTCATCAATCTTCAAGGGTGAATAACACTGTAGACTCGGCGGGGAGTTTACAACCATGAATCAAGAATATCTTTTTGTAGAGAAGTATAGACCTCAGAATATTGAGGATACTATACTTCCTGCTTCATTAAAGAAAACATTTCAAGACTTTGTGAAACAAGGTGAGATTCCTAATCTCATGTTATGTGGTTCTGCTGGTATTGGTAAAACTACTGTTGCAAAGGCACTCTGTAATGAACTGGGTGCAGACTTTATTGTTATCAATGGTTCTGATGAAGGGAGACTCATAGACACTCTCAGAACTAAAATCAAAAACTTTGCTTCAACTGTTTCATTATCCGATTCACCAAAGGTTGTTATACTGGACGAGGCAGATTATATTTCTGCAGATTCAGTTCAACCAGCTCTAAGAAATTTTATAGAAGAGTTCTCTTCTAACTGTAGATTCATATTCACTTGTAATTACAAGAATAGAATCATTCCACCTTTGCATTCAAGAACAACGGTGATTGATTTTACCATGACACCCGATGAGAAACAAAGACTGGCGTCAGTGTTTCTTGCAAGACTCATGGAGATATGTACTACAGAAGGAATTAAATTTGACCAAAAGGTTTTAGTTGAACTTGTAATCAAGTTCTTCCCCGATTTCAGAAGGTGTATCAATGAAGTTCAAAGATACGGTGTTAGTGGTGAGATTGATAGTGGTCTTCTAACGACTCTATCAGAAGAGAAACTTACACCTCTTATTGATATGTTGGCTGAAAAGAACTGGAGTGGTATGAGAAAATGGGTTGGTAAGAATTCAGATAATGATTTCAACTCATTGTATCGTAAACTCTTTAATGCATTGGAACAAAGATTGGAACCAACTTCCATTCCAGCTGCAGTATTGTTCATTGCAGATTATCAATACAAGTCTGCATTTGCAATGGATAGTGAAATCAACTTTGTTGCATGTCTAACTGAAATTATGTCAGAGTGTAAATTCAAGAATGGGTAAACTAAGACAATGGTTTCGTGCTTGGTTTGATAGACAAATAGAAAAGTCTATGCAAAGACAAGCAGATAAACTTTTTATGAGAGGTAAAAAATGGGACAATACAGAGACAAAGTAGAATTACAAAAACAAATTCTAAAAGCAGAAGAATATAAAGATACACCTAAGTGGATTCATTCTCATAGGTTAACTTCTATGTGGTATGAAACAAAAGAGAGTGTAAAAGATGTCGAGGACGGTGTCATGGATATACAATATATGGACGGCCGTATTGAACGAGAGAACCTAAAGACAGGTAAAAGAACTGTGTTGGTTAAAGGGTTGACTGGTGAAGACCTTGTACAGGAAGTCACTAGAAATCTTGCAGACTCGGGTAAACAACTTGGCTAAAAGAAATCCATTTGATTTTGTAAAGTCGGTCTCTTACGACAAAAAAGACCTCATGGTTGATGAGGTCGAAGAGAAAGCATATCAACCATTCTTATTAAATAAATCGTTATCCTATCATCAGGATTCTATCTTCCTTACTAACGAAATGAATGTCAGACATGGTGTAGACAACCGTCTTCAATACATGTTTTTCCTAAATACTCTTAGGAAAAGACAAAGATTTTCACAGTGGTCAAAACCATATATTAGTAAGAAAATCGATACTGTAAAGCAATATTATCAGATAAGTACAAGAGAGGCAAAAGATTATGTTAATCTATTATCTGATAAGCAAGTACGAGAATTGAAGAACAGAATGAAAACTGGTGGTAAGGATAATGGATAACCAAGAAGAAATAATAAAAGACCTAGTAGAGGTCACCTTCCAAGAAAAAGACGACTTTCTCAAGATAAGAGAAACACTCTCACGCATAGGTGTTGCAAGTAGAAGAGAACAAGAACTCTTTCAATCTTGTCACATACTTCACAAAAGGGGTAAATATTACATTACCCATTTCAAAGAACTATTCAAATTAGATGGTAAACCTACAAATATTGACGAGTCAGATATAGGTAGAAGAAACACAATAGTAGGATTACTGGAACAATGGAATTTAGTATCTGTGGTTTCACCACAACAAATAGTAGAACCAAGAGCTCCACTTTCACAGATAAAAATCATTCCTTTTAAGGAAAAAAGTGAGTGGAAATTGACCACTAAATACAGTATAGGCAGTAATAACTCCTAAATATACCTACGATATCACTTATGGTATCGAAGGAGTAATTTATGCTAGAATTCCTACAATGGATTATAGGATGGATTCAAGTGATACCTTGGTTAGTAATGGGTGCATCATTTATTGCAGCTCTTACACCTACACCAGTGGACGATGGCTTAGTCAAGAAGGCTTATAAAGTTCTTGATTGGGTTGCACTAAATGTCGGTAAAGCTAAGGACTAAATAAGATAGTAAAACTTAATTAAGTGAGGAATATATTATGGAAATAATTGCAATTGTAATTGCTGTAGCAGTGATTGGTTTATTTGTTTATACATACCGTGATACCACTAACAATGCACCTGTAGTAGATACTGCAAGTGAAATAGTCGTAGATAAAAACGACAATGGTATCGTTTCCAAGGCAGAGTTAAACAAACTAACTAAAGTCCAACTATTTGACCTTGCAGAGAAAAAATCTCTAAAAGTAAAGAAAAGTGGTACAAAAGCTGCAGTAGTAAATGAAATTTGGTCTCAATTGAGATAATCTTATTTACCAATTAAACTAAAGGGTGCTTATGCACCCTTTTTTATATAAATAACAGTATGGAAGATGTATTCGTTTTGATAGGTGAAGTGGGGGCCCCGATTGCTGGTGCAATTGTAATGGGCTTCTTTATCTTTATTGTAATCAAACAAATACTAGAAGGTGTAGTAGACGATATAAAAACCCTAACAATGTTTTGTAAGTCATTAGAAAATCGTGCAAGAACGATGACAAATGAGTTAGTAAAAATAGACATGTTAGTTTCAAGTGCGCTAGAACTTAGACCCGATATAGAGAGAGTCGCAAGGACAGAGAATTTTATAGAAGACGGTAAAGTTGACGCAAGGAGGGATTAACAATGTCAGAGATAGGAACCCTTATTGCAGACTATGGTTTTCCCATTGTCATGATGATAGGTCTAGGGTATTTCATTTATTATATTTGGTGGTTCGTTGGAGAGAAGTTAGAACCCGAAATAGAGAAACAACATATGGCACTTATAAGAGTTATTGACCAAGTGCGTATGTTAGACCAAGACCTTATTAGATTACAACAAAAGGTTGATGTCGTTCTAGAATATAAAGAGAATGAAAAGAAAAAGAGGGCCGAAAAGAAATGAACAATTATAAAATTACCTTTATACTTTTTACTTTTATACTCCTACTAGGAGTATCGAATTCTGTATTGGCAGATGAGATAGTACACAAATTTAAAAATCCAAGCTTTAGTGGTGTTGGAACAGGCGCACATTATCTTACAATTGAGAACCAAGAGTTCTCAAGGAAGAAAGCAATCGAAGATGCGCTCGAGGCTGCAAGAAAAGCTGCAGAAAGAGAGGCAGAAAATACCACGCTCGCAAAATTTATCAGGAACCTCGAATCGAGAATCTATGCTCAATTTGCAAAACAGCTAGTAGAATCTATGTTTGCAAATGACAATCCCGTTGGATTCGGTTCCTTTATCTTAGAGGGTAATACAATTACATGGGAAGTTATTACCGATGAATCAGGTGCAGAGTTTATTAGATTAACAATCATCGCAGAAGATGGTTCGGAAACAGTAGTTGAGATACCAGTAGGTACAGGAAACTTTGGACAAGACCCTGATACAGGCGGTGGTGATGGAGGAGGATAATGTACAGAGCTATATTACTGGCATGTGTAATTGCATTGTCGGGTTGTGCCTCATTCCCTCAATGGTCTGATAAACCACAGGACTGTAGTCGTTGGGACGAAGGAATCAAGAAAGATGTCTACAGTGCAGTCAAGAAACAACTTTCAAGAAAATACATTTGTGTAGAATATCCCGAGGTTGTTAAGCTTCCTGCTTATTTGGAATTATTACAACTTCCACCTGCTAAAGAAAAACCAATCGTAGCAGTTTATAAGTTTCAAGACAAAACTGGTCAAAGAAAATCAGTACAAAATATCGCAAGTTTCTCAACTGCAGTCACCCAAGGTGCAACCGAAATGGTTATTGACGCACTCAAGACAGCAGGAGGGGGTACATGGTTCCGTGTCGTTGAAAGAAACGGTATAGACCATTTAGTCCGAGAAAGGCAAATCATTCGTTCTGCAAGGTCAGATTATGCAAAGAAGACCGACCAAACGGATGAAGGCATACAACCACTCTTATTCGCTGGAATTATTATTGAGGGTGGTGTAATTGGTTATGACTCTAATATCAAAACTGGGGGAAGAGGCGCACGAACCCTAGGAATTGGTTTTAGTAAACAGTATCGACAAGATGCTGTGACAATCTCTATGAGAGCTGTATCAGTTCTTACTGGAGAGGTTTTATTAAATGTCCAAACTCGTAAGACCATTTTATCATATGGTTCGGGTGGAGATGTCTTCCGATTCATCGAGGAAGGAACTCAACTCGTGGAAATCGAGGATGGAGTGGGTAATAATGAATCAGTGACTTACGCAACACGGTCAGCAATTGAAGCTGCAGTGTTGGAATTAGTATACCAAGGCCACGACAGGGGCTATTGGGTTATAGAAGAGGTAAACGAAAATGAAGAAACTAATTAGTCTATGCATAATAGCATTATTGTCGACAAATATTCTTTTCGCACAAGCCACTGATGATAACGAAATTAAAATTGAACAAGAAGGTGATACCTTAAAACTTTATATCGACCAAATCGGTTTTGGAAACAAAGTTGGTGGAGACGATGCAAGTGGTGGTTCACCGTCAAATATGGCAATCACTGGTAGTGGTTTAGAGTTTGATTTAGATTTCTTGGGTAATTCAAATATTTTATTTGGGCCAGTTGTATCTGATGATAGTTATATCAAAATGGATTTTACTGGAGACTCAAACAAAATAGATTGGAATATCGGATACATCGGTAGTACAGATGATTCAAACATAAACTTTGATGTCACAGGTTCAAGCAACCAGTTTGACCTAGACCAAGGTTATGCTTTGTCAGCTGAAAGATTAAATGCCGACTTGATACTAATCGGAAGCTCAAACATTTTTGATGTCGATTGGGAATCAGATGATTTAACATGGGATTTTGAAATAACAGGTGATTCTAATAACATTAACACACTTCAAAAAGATGGAGAACAATCATTGGACTTCACTCTAGTTGGAGACAGTGCAGATGTAGATATTAATCAGTTATCAGGTACATGTGTAAGCGGAGCAGGTAATACTTGTTCTTCACCTGATGCAAATATCGTACTGGATATAGAAAGTGATAATGCAGTTATTCAAATCAATCAGAAAGACGCAGCTAACGATAGTTAGTCTATTAATGTTCATCAGTGGGGTCACATTTGCTGACCCCATTGGAGACATAGTTGAGTCCACTGGTATCGGACAAATAGTTCGTAATAACGAATCAACACCTCACCAAACTGGTTATGCAATAGAACTATATGATGTTGCAGAGACCGTCAATGGTCGAATGAAAATAGAGTTCTTAGACGAAGAAGAACTAGACCTTATAGAACATACAGAAGTATACATTGACGAAGTATACTACGACCCAAATCCTTCACTATCAAAAATGTCCTTGAGAATGGTTCAAGGTACAGCAAGATTTGCTTCAGGTAAAGGGAATAAAATAAAGAAAGCAAATATAGATATCTCTACACCAACAGCTCAGATTGCAATCAACGGCACAGATTTCACAACAACCATCGATGAGCTCGGAAGAACACTCGTTATACTGCTCCCTGATGAGGACGGAGTCACACCTTCGGGTGAGATAATAGTATCAAATGAGGGTGGAAGTGTCACTCTCAATCAAGCATATCAAGCCACTATGGTGTCAACAATAGAAACACCACCAACAGGTTCAGTAGTTATACAAAATTTAACAACCAGTATGATAGATAACATGTTCATTGTATCACCCCCTCAAGAGGTCGCAGAAGCCGTAGAAGAACAGGCAAGGGAAGATATGAACGAAGACCAAGGGGTACTAGATGTAGACTTTTTGGAATTTAACGAATTAGAAAAAGACTATGACGACTATGCAGAAGACCCTGATTATGACGCTCGTGGTAGCAGACTAGATATAGATTACTTAGATGTTGACTTCCTTACAGATGTTTTAGATGTGGTAGAAGAATTAACAAAGACTACTGCAAAATTTACAGACAGACAGGAAGTGACTGGAGGAATAAGATTAGACGGTGCAGTTTTTGGATTCAATAAAGACTCACAGTTTAACATATTTGAGGAAGACGGTAGGTTAGTATTTTATAGAGAAGTTAATGGTATTATTGAAATTATCATTGCAAATGGTAATTCAGGATATCTAGATTTAAGAACAGACGGGTATGAAGGTATCATAGAATTTGGTAATGGAGACCCAGCAATTCAAATCATAATCAACCAAAATAACTAAATACTTATTTAAAGGAGAAAACTTATGGACTTATTACGAAAAGTTTTGCAATGGCATGAAGATTTGAGTTATAAGTGGATAGAGAGATTAGAGATTACCGAATACCACGCAATGTGGATTGCATATGCAAAAGGTCTAATCTTAGGATTACTATTATGGTGGATATTTTAAAAAGATTAATTATTATAGTTGGACTAATCACTATAGGGACATTATCAGTCCCTATGGTTCTTGCAGGCCCAACTGATGATAATCATATCCATGTAGAACAAGTTGGGAGTGCAGATGATGTATCTCTTACAATCAATCAATTAGGTTTTGGTAATACTGTTGAGTTTTCATTCGCACACCAAGGAAACACATTCAACCTTACACAAAATGGAAGTGGTAATAAAATATCATGGGTTCCATATTGGGGTTCAGGAAAGAGTTGGGGTGGTGATGTTGACGGCTCTGATAATACAGAAACAGTAATACAATTCGATGGTGCAGAGTATGGTAGACACATATGGGGAGACAATAATACAGTCGACATATATCAACACGGAGACCATACACATTACATTGATATTCATGCAGACGATGTAGAACACGAATCGTGGCAAGAAGGAACAGGAAGTCATTATAGTCATGCATACTTCTATGGAACTACAGACGGTTCTATAACAGACATGACACAAAAAGGAACTGCAAATCACAATGCACAAATAAGAATTCAAGGAACAGAACCAACAACACTAAACCTTTTACAACAGGGCGGAACAAATCAATCATACACATTAACACAAACATGTTATACTGCTGGTGGTTGTACAGTTAATGTATCTCAAGGAAATTAATGAAACAGTGGTTGTTCGACAAGATGGCTCCTTATGCTATCCAATTCAGAGAGTGGTCTAAAGGAAAAACATGGATACAAATTCCTTTATGGATTTTAATATTATGGTTGTTAGGATTTGCTAATCCTTACTGGTGCGTGTATCCCGTTTGTTGGATTCAGTAATGTATTCTTGGAAGACAGTCCTAGTGACCATTGGGTTGCTATTCGGTCTTAAAATTTGGAATCCCTTCTTAATAGAAAATATCACATGGTCATGGTTTGACTTTCTACACCAACAAAAAGAAATAGAACAAGTAGAGGATATAGTCCTTGTTGATATAGACGAAAGGTCTCTAGAAAAGTATGGACAATATCCATGGCCTAGAGGAATCTATGCAGATATCATGTTGGAATCTTCTTATACCAACACTCATGTATTTACTCAATTATTTAAAGAACCTGATAGATTTGGTCAGGATAATAAATTTGCAGAGGGATTAGTAAATCGATTATCGATACTATCTGCAGCTCCAACCACGCAGTTAGATACGGGTTCTGCACCCTATGTCAGGACATCTGTATTCGGGGGTGGAGATATCAAAGAACATATATGGAGCTTTGACGGTATTGCTTCGCCTCAGGATATCCTGAAAACGAATGCATACGGTTCAGGAGTCACAGTTGCAACACCAAGTGTAGCAGGTACACCAAACTTTGACGGGACTATCAGGTCAGCACCCCTGATAGTATCTGCAAATGATGTTGTGTATCCTTCTGTAGCTCTAGAAGTTCTTCGTGCATTTGGTGACCATAAAAATTATCAAACAAGAGTCACGGAAGAAGTTGGGATTGAGTGGATTCGTATGGGAAGACAAGCTCCCATAGAAACAACACCAACTGCAGATGTTCAAATCGGATACTGGTATGATTTTGAAAGAATATCTGCAGCTGATTTATCTGAGTCAGACCTTGAAAATAAAATACTTATTTGGGGTCTTACTGCAGAGGGACTCAATAATCCAGTTTCAACCCCAGTGGGTGTAATGTATCCTTCTCAAGTTCAAGCATCAATCCTCCAAACCGTCTTGCAAGAAGTTCGAATACAACAATCCTACTATCTTGAATTCTTGTCTCACGCTCTTCTTCTGTTAGTCCTTCTAGGAATATTGGTAATGGTTTACAAACTTCCCACAACCTTTGCGGGGATAGGGAGTCTAGTCTTCGTAGGATTTCAGGTGGGTGGGTCTCTCTATTGGTGGTCTTCA